TTTTAGTAGTTGAATAACCGTATACATTAGTAGAACCACCACCAAGAAATCTTTCTGGAACAGGTGGTACTTTTACATACAATGCTCCTGACATATGACATGATGGGTGATCATGCTGAATATTAAAATGCCCTTTACCATTAACATTAATCCAACAAGCTGTCAAATATAGATTAACATTAGGTTTAAAAATACTATTATTATTGAGATAAAATCCCAAACTATCTAAAATTGCTCTCCTAACTGGATTATCATGTAAATGATAAGTATCATCGGATTGCCATCCACCCCTATTAGTTCTGTATATTTTTCCATCTGGGTCATTACCCATTTCAGTATAACAATATTCTTGAAGTTCTTGTTTTCTATCTTGAAAATTATAAACCTCAATATCATGCACGATATTTGGGAATAGTTTATACATTACGAAGTTTTTTAATTAATAGTTTTGATCTTTTTTTAAGTTGGCGCAAACGAGCAGACGCAGCACGAGACTTAATATTTCGTCCTTGCTTTCTAGGAGTTTCATGGCGTTTGAGTCGCATCAGTCTGCCCTATTGCTCAACCAGTATAAGGTATTTAGTTAGCAGTGTCAAGGAGTTCTTTCTTAAATTCCTCAACTTGATCAATGACATCTTGATCTACAGGAGGACCAGACTGTATTACAGGAGATAGTAAGCAGCAACTACCATCTTCTCTACGTATACGCCAAACAGTTCTATTTCTCTGTGTCATACTTAAAAGAAAAGGCAGGTTATTAACCGCCTCTTCTTCTGTTACATCTTGTATATCAGTCATTAGTAAATTCCACGTTTAGTTTCGCATCAGATAAAGCACCGACCATATTCCATGCAGTCTCACCAGAGACCATGTTCTCATCACAAAAATACTGAACAGTATCCTCAAGAATTTCCTTGAGTTCTATTAGTTGTCGTTGTCGTAATTCATCCATAATAATATTATAGCATAGATTAGTTCAAATGGATCTCTTTTCCAATTAACTTCATAGTCTCTGTACATTCTATAGTCATATCCTTATCAGCAAAGATAGTTGCATTTTTCTTACACTCCATAGACATAGGACCACCCTTAACATCTAACTTATAAGCACCTTCATCCTCAATAGTAGTATTCATTCCCTTCTCACCAAATACCATTGTACATGGTCCATACTTATTGTCAATAGAATACCTCGGAATCTCATCTTTTGAAGATCCTTCATCCAACATAGTAGTTTCTATCGAACCTCTAACGACTCTAGTAATACCAGATTTTTCTGGTAAAGGATCCTTAACTGGTTCATTAATCTGTTGGAATAAATGAGTTGTTAACATATTAATAGAGTTATCAGAAGTTAATGCCATTTCCACAGCAGAATTTTTTTGTATTTTACATGCATTATCCCATTCCTTACCAGTAATTGAAATCTTCTGACCTGCTAACTTTATTTCAGATGCGTTCCATTCCAATTTTGAACCGTGGAAACCCCAGTCAACATCAGAACCAAATGATATAGTATGCTTTTGCACTTCATCACTCTTCTTATTACCTTTCTTATCTACTTGCTTAGGTGCTCCTTGAGCGTTCATAAGAAATGCACCACCCACTTCAAGATGGAAATCTCCAGTACATTTTAACCTAACATCACCCTGTACTGTTCTACAGTAATCCAAATCAATAACTTTACAATCATCACCATGAACTTCTTCAGTCTTAGTACCAGCCCAACTAATATGGTCTGCCTGTAAATTACCTGTATCACTATCCTTACCAGTAGCATTTTTAACACTATCTTTAGCCTTTGCCTCAATCTCTTCTTCAGTTAAATCTGGATTACTCTCTTTAATACTTCTCTTAGCCATCCACTCTTGATGTTGAGTATTGTTTATGTTAACAGATGTCCAAGTAGTACCATTTTCTCTCTTCTGTTGAGTAGATTGACGACCAGGAGTACCAATATACAATTCATAAGCACCATTTACCCAAGTTTTAGCAGTAGTTAAATATGGATCTGCCTCTTCAAAAATAGAATCATAGATACCTCCTCCACTACTCTTACTTCCACCTCCACCACTTTGACCATCACCACACTTACCTCTACTATCACCCCTAAACTTATCAATCTCTGCAAATTCTTCTGGAGTACAATGTGTTACACCAAGTAAAGGGAACCAACCAGCATCATCTTCACCACCTTTAGGTTTTCTCTCACAATTACCACCACCAAATAGATTCATAAAGAAAGAGAACAAACCAGATAATGTCATTTTCTCTTGACCAAATAGATCGGTAGCATCAGAAAATATCTGCTCACCAGATTTCCATGCATCCATAACTTCTTTAGCATCTTCAAGACTATCAAGAGCAGAAGTTACTTTTCCAATTATCGATAAAAGAGAATCCAAAACACCTTGAACATTACAGAAAACCCTATCAATTACATCCTCTACCCCCTGTGCTACAAAAGTTGCTTTATCAATAGCACCTTGTAAAAAAGAATCCAATTGACTTGTAACAGCACTAAGAGGATCCTGTATAAATTGGGTTAATTGATTATCAACAATACACAAAGATGATAATAGTTCTGTAACTGCTTCTTGAACCTCAGTGATTATAGTATAAGGAACGCCATTTGCTTTTTCTTTTAATGTCTCAGTATCCAATCCTTCAACAAGATTAGATGCTGCTCCTCTCATAGCACTTATTGCCTGAGTAAATACTGCACCTAAGAAATTTTGAACACCTGCTGTAAGTTCTTTTGCTGTAACAATTTTACCAGTAATTACATTAAAGAAATCTCCACTCTCATCCTTTACCAACAGTGCAGATTTATCAGCCAAATCTTCTAAAAGATATGATAATTGATAATCTACACTCTTCCAAGGACCACCAACACCTTGTCCAACAGGAATAGGTTTAGATGGTTGTCTAGGTTTAGTGGGATTACCACCACTACCGTTAACTCCAGGTGTTGTACCTATATTACTAGGAGATCCCTTTCCACCAATTTGTGTAGTTTTTGCTGCTGCAACAGTAGAAACACTATTATTTGAAACTCCAGGTCTTCTTACGTTATCTGTAGAAATGCTATTAGGATCTCCTGGTTTATTAGATGCTGGATTAATAGTACCTGTACTGGTTGAACTCATTGATTCACCAGTAAAAGCAAATTCTTTCTTTTCTCTCGAACCTGAAGATTTATTCAAACGCATAACACCTAAAACCAAAGGCATCTGTGCATTTTCACCATCCATAAAAAATCCCATAACAATTGCACCAGGCTGCAACTGTCCAGAAGACTCACCTTGACCATCATTACCTGCTTGAGATGTATGTTGTAATACAGTAGCCCAAGGTAAATGATCTGTTTTTAAATCAGCAGTAGTACCACCACGAATATTGGTATAATATCCAAGACATCTCACTTTAACCCTACCTAACTCCATAGGGTCTTCATTATCTTCAACTTCTCCTACCCACCACCAAAAACCATCTTTACCTACAAAGTTAATCGTAGGTTCATTTACAATTCCATCAATTGAGGTAGCTTCTTGCTGTAACATCTTGTGATACGGTTTTTATGTATTTATTCTGTTAAACTTATAGATCTCATCTGCTCCCCAGATAATCTTACCTTTTGAATCTATAAACCTGTCTCGCATAAAAAGTTTATGTCCAAAGACAGCAAGTTCTGCATGACCAGTTATTACTTCTCCAGTTTCATCCATACTGGTATCAAACTTACCCATCCATGCGGAACCATCAAACTTCATTATCATATCACAACTCTCATTCCTT